TTGTCAGTATCCTTGAATTTAATGTCAGTTACTTTAAATTTTTGGTTATTAACTTCAAGTATTTTGTTTTTAATTTTTAATGGCCAACGTTCGTTAAATTGAGCACCTCTGCCATCCTTGACTTCTTCAACAAAATACATAGGAAATTTGATAATCTTGGCACCTTTTTGTATAACTTGCATCAATTTGAATGATTGCCTTGGTCAATCCCCCAAACTTTCCCCTATTTCTGCTATTAGCCCATCGGCGATCTCTCAAGCTTCTTCTCGTGATAAGCCTTCTTTGAGCTTCTTAATCTCTTCTCTTATCATTACTCTAAATTCTGGTTTTCTCATAATTATTCCCCTATATTGCCAAAGGCTTTCCGAACCATCAATCGTACTTCGGTTTTGGTTTCTGCTTCTTTTTCCATTTTAGCCAATCTTGTATAATAATCTGGGAACTCTGCTAAATGGTCCAGCGCAATTCGTTTGGCGACTGGCTTACTATCTGTATGTTCCATTTCAATTTTTATACCATTACTTAACTCTTGTTTGTTTATGTCGATTTCTTTGCCATCTCTTGTTTCTTCATTATATCTGCCATTGTATAAGAATGAAGATAGTAATTCATAAATGTTTCTTTCAAAAACATGAGTATTGACTTTGTGTTTCTTTGCTAGGTTATGAATTTGTTCGTCGGTTGGCGAATCTGTAGTAGCAAAGAATTCAATTATTATTTGTTTAAATTCTGATTTCTTCATAATTTATCTTCTTTATCTTGCCTTACCAAGGATATCTTTTTCTGGGTACTTTAATTCGAAGCAAGATGGGTCCAAACTTGGAAACACTACCCCGGTTTTCGTTGCGGCATTTATCGAATAAAGGTTGCCCGAATACCCTTCTAACTTTAAATATTTATTAAATATTCGTACATCATTTACATTCCTGACGCCTTCAACGGCAAGGAGTTCATTCATAATGTCAGAAATTATTATTGGTTGGTTAACTTGTCACTTCTTTATGTCAAAAAATTCAGTTATTGCATTTATACATTTTAATAAAACTTCATTTTTATTATATTTTGGAAATGTTATTATTTCAAACTTCACACCAATATTAATAATATAAGCGTCTAAAATATTTATAGCATCAGTTAACATTCTGTATCTATCAATGTATGTCTTTAAATTACGCTTAACGGTGCCATTTAATTGTGTCAGTTGCGTGTCGGCATTGTAGCCTAAAGTATATAAATTTAACGCCAACGGATTGGTTATACTTTTTGACCGAGCATCTAATTGAAAATCTTGAGTAATATAAGTTTTCGCTACCGAGCCATATTTCGCCGGCAATGACATTGCTCTTGTAATATAATCTTCCTTCGTTACTGCTCTATATTGAGTTGCAAAATAAGCCAAAGCATTCTGTCTAATTTCGTCTGTAGTTTCTGCCGAGGAACCGCCCGTTGCGGGTGTTATATTTGTTACAGCAATAGAGGATTTGACTGCATTAACCGTATTAGCGGATAGCGCCTTTGCTTGCTCACTAAAACTTATATTTGATATTGTGGTTATTTCACCTGAACTAACATTTGTTTCAATACCACCGCCATACGTATAATTAACCGTTAATGTGGTATCATAAGGAACCTGCCCATAAGTCTTCGTATACATAAAGTTTGATGGGTCCAAAGCACTATCTATACCACTAATATCATCTATTGAAATATTATTGTAATCCCCAGGATTGGGCACTATAATTTCATCAGGGTTACTCGAAACACCAGCACCAAACTGAATCTCTACGAAATCATTCTTAGTTATTCTTTTTACAAACCTATTTGGTACTTTTTTTAAATTGAGCAAATAGGGTACAGACCCACTATCACTCTTATACTCATCCCAACTAATATTTGGCTCATCAATAAACACCGTATCTTGTGCTAAATAAGGAACCTCATGCCATTCAAAATTCGATGAATCAATAACACTATTAATGCTAATAATGTCATCCCTTAATAATTTAAACTTTCAATATTTTTCTGGTTGTGTTGGTGTAGAAATTGTTTCAACGGCAACTTCCGCAGAATATACTTGAACTTGTTTTGTTAATAAAAAATATGTAGCATTTCCACTCCCGTCTGTTTCATAAACGGATGGAACTATAGAGTTGTCATAATTATTAAATATAATTGGCTCTTCTGTTCTAAATCTAACTGAGGAGTTGCCTATAGAAGAAACTTCCAATCCACTATTTATTGTTAATGCATAATTATAATCTGGCACTATTCTTTCCACACTTCCAGATCCAATTGCCGGAACAACCATATACACATCTAAAGTTGCACTTGATGGCGTTGTTACTGTAGGGATATATCCAAAAGTTTGTGCTAATGACATAACATTGCCACGTTCTACAGCCTTAGCCAATAATTGTTCCTTCATTTGGTAATCTGTGTAGAAGGATAATACATCACCTACATAAGCGGCCATCTCAATAAACATCATTCCAGGAGACTCGACGCCGAAATCATTATATGTATTTGGGTAATAAGTCTTTGCGAAATTTACTAAGTCCTCCTTTAATGTTCCGAAATCCTTATTTAGATATTTTATTCTTTTGCTTTCCATTTTTTATCTCCAAACTACTTTATAATTATATCTATGTCTAAAGTGTCTTTTGTGTTGCCGTATCAAGTGTAATCAACCGAAACAGTTACTGTATTGCTATCTTCATCACTAACTGTAATGCCTACATATCTTAATAGTATATATGGCATCCATAATTTTATTTGGTCCGAAATTCTATCCTTTAATGTTTCGAATGGCAATTCAATATTATCAATATTTTCAAATAATGTTCGATATATGTCACAACCAAAATTCGGTTGCATAATTCGCTCACCCTTATTTGTTAACAATAAATGTTTCAAATTAGATTGTACTCTATCCTTAGTAGTAATCGTTGGATTGAAATATCCAAATTGACTATTAACAATTGGTTGGTTTAATCCGAGAAATCTTCTGCCATCATCCTTCATTAGTCAGCCTTAAAGAATTGTACCGCCTCTGGTTTTGCACCCTGCCCATTGCCTTTGAGTGCTTTCAGTGTTGAGCGGTAATCTTTTTTGAATACATCAGCTAAGGCGGCATTATCCATTACCGAGCCCTGTAGTGAATCTTGAGTTAAGTTCTCAGATAATGCTCCTAATGGCGCGGTAGTTTCGTCAAACGCATATTCGTCTTGCATCAATTCCTGTGTTTGATAGTTTTGGTTAAAGTTTGACATATCTGTGGCACCAGAACCATATTCGGCTAACTCACTTGGCTTTGTTGATAACAATGTTTCTTGTAACATCTTATTCATTATGGGGTTTTTAGATAATACGACTGGCTTTTTCTTCTTAACAACCTTAGACTCAGTACGTTCAGTAATGGCTCTTGCTGGTTGTTTTTTCTTTTTTTTACGAACAATTGGCTTTGTTTGCAAGGCTTCGGTAAGTTTTTTATCAATTGTCTTCTCTGTAGATTTAATAACAATCTCAATAAGACTTGGAATAAAACTATCCCCCAATGCTTCCATAATCGCTTCTTTCATAAGTTCTTTCATTTCACTTTTTTTCATTCTTAACTCCTAGGTATTATATATACTTTTTGTTCTTTTTTGTTTACAATTTTGGCTTCATCATTATTATGTCAAATTAACACCATTCCTCCGGTTGTCATAAATCATCCCTCTACGACTATTGTCCCTAAATGAATATTTCTGTGACAATTTGGACATACATGAATCAAATTATGATTGGCATTTGTTCCATCATAAGTCTTTGACTTAATGTGATGAGTGTCTAATATACCAATTTCAACATCGCATATATTACACTTCTGTCCTTTTCCTTTCATTAAATAACCCCCATTCAACTTGGGCCTTTTATTGTTAAATGATATTTCTTCAGACCTTTAATAATGCTATTCATAAATGCATCAGGATTGTTTGAGTTCGCAGGAAATATTACTTCAGGAATTCCAGCATCGACCACTATATTTGTCGGAATTACTATACTTGGCGTGAAAGTCGCGCCATCTCAATATAAATATAGTCCATCATTAAATATTTTTTCCATATTTCTTTTGATTTCTACGTTATTTTTGCCAGTCTTTGCTGAAAATGCAAGTACTCATTTACGCTCTAAACCAGCATAATTACCTAATAGAAATTTATCCCCAAAACTTGACGTTGCCGACGAAACCATCGTTGTATGATATGCAGTCGCTAAAGCCTTGGCAAACTCAGTTTCATTTTTAAAAAGAAATGAGTTCATCTTGACTTTCATTTGGTTTGTTATTAAGTTTCAAACTATCATCTTAACCTACAATGTATAATTTTGCTTGCTTAAACAAGTTTGTAATTTTTGCTTTATAGTCACCAATGCTTGCGCATTAGTCGGAGGTGAAGAAGGTCCAGTTCCCGTCAATACTGTCATTGTTGAAAGTTGTGTAATTAATTCACTAAGTAGTGAAACAAGGGTGTCACCCTTGACTACCTTTTCTGTAGCATCCAGTCCAAGATATATCTCTTTACTGTTAAAGTTTGTACTTCCGTTGGTATTAATATTAAATGTTCCATTAGCCGAAAAGTTTATATTTTTGTTTGAATACCCAATTATTTCTTCTTTCTTGGCATTAAGTATAATTCTATCTGAGTTTATTATAATCTGCTTCCCGTCAAAACTGGTTGGCGCCTCATATGACTTCTGATTAGTACAGGCAATCTCTAGTGGGATAACTCTATCAGTTGAAGCCCATATAGAATTAAAATCTTTATTTATGTCTTCTAATATAGGTAATAGATTTGAGCCCGCCACATTAGGATTTTGTCCTGCTC